TGGTGGAGGAGCTGGTGGTGGTAGTCCTCCAGGTACAGCTGGTCCAGGCGGTGGTGCGGCAAATGGAGGAAATGGTACAGTTAATACAGGAGGTGGAGCTGGTGGAGTAATGTCATCTTCAGCTGGTGGTGCTGGTGGTTCAGGTATAGTAATAATAAGGTATAAATTTCAATAATTGAAATACATTAACAAATAAGATATAATTAAAAACATTATGGCACACTACGCAAAACTAGGAATAAACAGTAAAGTTATATCAGTAGAAGTTGTAGCTAATGCTGATTGTCAAAACGCTGACGGCATTGAAGATGAAGAAGTGGGAAGACAGTTTTTAGAAAGAATACATAATTATCCTCTTTGGAAAAAAACATCTTACAATACATTTGGTGGACAACATAAAAATGATGGAACACCTTTAAGAGGTAACTACGCAGGCATAGGTATGATTTATGATGAAGATAATGATATTTTTATTAATAAAAAACCTTACCCAAGTTGGGTATTAAATGTATCAGAAGCTAGATGGCAATCACCAATAGGTGATCAACCTAATCTTACTGCGGAACAAAATTTACAAAATGCAGCTGATACTCATAACTGGATATGCAGTTGGAATGAATCAGGACAAAGTTGGGATATAGAAAATAGTTTAGATTAATTTAATTTATGAAAAAGGTGGTGCTTTCGGAAATTAGTTTAATTCATGGTTCTGTTGATATGCCAAAAGGTTTTGAGATAGACAGAGATAAAATTAAAAACGACATTATTAAATCTTTTATAAATCAAAAACGAATTAATAAAAATTCAAAAACATATTCATATCAAGACTATCAAGTTCCTTTTTCTCAACCATTACAATGGTTAAAAGATTATTTAAGAGATCACATTAGAGTAGAACATAATTTTACTTTAATTGAAAAATCAGAACATGGAAATGTTTTACATCCTAAAGAACAATCATTTTTAAGAAATCACATAGAACCTGTTGATTTAAGAAATTCACCTGATTATACTTTAATCTATGCTGTAGATGTGGAAAAAAATTCTTGCGAATGTATTATTGAATACGATGATAATAGAAGAAAGAATAGAACGTGGCATTTACCTGTGCATAACAATCATTTCTACATGTTTCCTGCCACACAAAAATACTTTATAACTAAAAATAATTCTAAACAACTAAATGTTATATTAACTACAAATTATGAATATATCTAATCATTATTGGTATTTTAAATCAGCATTAACACCTAAATTTTGTGATGATGTAATAGCTTATGCTAACTCACAAAAAGAAGTAATGGCTAGAACAGGTGGTTATGGAGATAAAAAATTAAATAAAGATCAAGTTTTAGATTTAAAGAAAAAAAGAAATTCTGATTTAGTTTGGTTAAATGATCTTTGGATTTATAAAGAACTACACCCATTTGTTCACGAAGCTAATCGTAATGCTGGTTGGAATTTTCAATGGGAAAGAAGTGAATCTTGTCAATTTACAAAATATAAATTAAATCAATATTATGATTGGCATTGTGATGGTTGGGATAAACCTTATGATAAACCAAATACACTAGATCATAATAAAATAAGAAAGTTATCTATGACTTGTCAATTAACTGATGGATCAGAATATCAAGGTGGTGAGTTAGAATTTGATTTTAGAAACTATGATCCACATATGAGAGATGAAAGTCAACATTTAAAAAGAGCAAAAGAAATTTTACCTAAAGGATCGATTATTGTATTTCCTTCTTTTGTATGGCACAGAGTTAAACCTGTAACATCGGGTACAAGATATAGTCTTGTTGTCTGGCATTTAGGAAAACCATTTCAATGATAAAGTATAAAATAATATCTAAAAATATAGTTTATACAAAACTTCCAAAACAAATACTAAAAGAAATATCTTGTTGGAAAAAAGAATGTGATAAAATAAAAAAACACCCTCTTTCTTTTTTAAGACTACACGAAAATACAGGCTCTAAAACAAATAATTATCAAGTTTCTGTGCCTTCTAAATTAATACAGGATTCTTATTGGCTTTCTTATGTCATAAGATTATCGGCTCTTTTAACAAATGAACATCATAGAAAATTTTTTATAAGAAAATGGGATGGACATTTTGATGGTTATGATGTGTGGATAAATTACTCTTATAAAAATAATAGTAATTCTGAGCATAATCACGCTGGTTTTTTTTCAGGAGTTATTTTTTTAAATAATAAAAAAGATAAAACTATTTTTCCAGAAGAAAAATTTAATTTTATAGGAAAAAAAGGAGATATGATAATGTTTCCATCTTCATTAAAACATAAAGTAAATAAACAAAAAGAGGAATATGAAAGAATAACATTTGCTTTCAATATAAATAAAAATGTACATTAATAATTATTTTAACACAACAATTTGGTCAGAACAAAAACCAGAGTTTATTAAATCATTAACAAAAGCAACTAATAAATATATTAAAGCTGCTAAAAATTTTCCAGAAGCTAAAGCACATATAAAAAAGTTTGGAGACTTCGGAAGAAGTTATCATTCAACACCACTTACAGCTGATAATAATTTTTTAGATTTTAAAAATTATATTGGTCAAAAATCTTGGGAGTATTTAGATCATCAAGGTTTTGATATGACACAATATAAAACTATGTTTAGTGAAATGTGGGTACAAGAGTTTGCTAAAAAAGGTGGTGGACATCATTCAGCTCATGTTCATTGGAATCAACACGTATCAGGTTTTTATTTTTTAAAATGTAGTGATAAAACTTCTCAACCAATATTTCATGAACCAAGAACTGGTGCAAGAGCAACAAAATTAAAAATGAAAAATACAAAAGGTGTATGGGTTGGTTCAGAACTAATAAATTTTAATTCTATTCCTGGAACTTTAATTATATTTCCAGGTTTTTTAGAACATGAATTTAGTGTAGATTTTGGTATTGAACCATTTAGATTTATACATTGGAATATAACTGCTATACCTAAAGAAATGGCAACAGATGTCGTTTAAAAAAAATAAATATACAATAATAAAAAAAGCTATTGATAAAGATTTAGCATTATTTTTATATAATTATTTTATAATAAAAAAACAAGTTTATGATACTTGTTTAGCAGAAAGATATTTTAGTCCTTTTGAAACATCATTTGGTAATTATGAAAAAGATAATGAACAGATACCAAATACTTATAGTCATTATTCAGATGTTGCTATGGAAACTTTAATGTTAAAATGCCAACCAGTAATGGAAAAAGCTACACAATTAAAATTATATCCAGCTTATACTTATGCTAGAATATATAAAAAAGGTGATATATTAAAAAGACATAGAGATAGATTTAGTTGTGAAATATCAACTACTATGAATCTTGGTGGAGATAAATGGTCAATATATTTAGAACCATCAGGAGAGTTGGGAAAAAAAGGAATTAAAGTAGATTTATCTCCAGGAGATATGTTGGTTTATAGAGGTTGTGAACTAGAACATTGGAGAGAAAAATTTAAAGGTAAGATTTCAGCTCAAGTATTTTTACATTATAATAATACTAAAACAAAATTTGCTAGAGATAATATGTTTGATCGAAGAAAGCATTTAGGACTACCAGCTTGGTTTAAAAAATGATACTTTTAATTAATGAAGTTTATATTAATTTTAAAGGTATGTTCTATTGTACATATGAATTGTTTACCCTCAATAAACGATAGTTTTGTATTTAATTCTTGGTCAGAATGTGCTAGTGCAGGTTATCTACGTTCTATTAAAATAATAAATAGTATGGATAGTAATGTAGTAAACGCAAATAAAATAGTTGTAAATTTTAAATGCGTACAAACAGAGGAATCATAGGAGAATATTATGGATAAAATGATAGGAATATTTTTAGAAGAGATAACAAACTTTTGGGAAAAAGTAAAAAGCTATGTCAAAAACAAAATTAAAAAAATTGTCTGCAAGTGCAAATGCACAGAAAAAAATTAAAGAGTACGCAGAGAAAAGCAATAGTGTTCGCATCTCATATCATGAGAAGGTGTGTGCTGAACGCATGAAAACTTTATTTAAAGCTATAGATGAAATGAGAGTAGATATAAAAAATCTACACTCTGATATGAACAAAGGAAAAGGTGTTATAAATTTCCTAGTTGTTATTGGCGGCACACTTGCTGTCATTCTAGGTTTTTTTAAATGGGATGGCTAGACGCAGACAAACAGCTTCAGTTGGATTGTATAATGAACTTATTGCTCAAGCACAATTTGCCAAAGACCCAAACAAAATTGTGTTTGTACCTGCTATGGGTAAAGGTCCAATAGATATGGTAGTATTAGATATAGCAACAGGAGAGTATAAAGCATACGATGTTAAGGCGTCTAACTACAGAAAAGTTAAGAAAACCATGATATATAGAGGGTTGACAGTAGAACAAAAAAAATTAAAAGTTCAAATATATTATAACAAATGAAATTATCCAAACACTTTAACCTAGAAGAATTTACCAAGTCTATGACTGCTCAACGTAAAGGTATTGATAATACACCAGGAGCAGGTGATATAAAAAATTTAGAAGATTTATGCTACTGTGTATTAGAACCTGTAAGAAATAAGTTTGATAAACCTATAACGATTACATCAGGATATAGATCAGAAGAACTATGTGAAGCTATTGGTAGTAAAAAAACATCACAACACGCAAAAGGAATGGCAGCAGATTTTGAGATAGCTGGTGTACCTAATATTAAAGTAGCTTATTGGATTTCTAATAACTGCGACTTTGACCAACTCATTCTTGAATACTATAATAAAGATGATCCAGCTGCAGGTTGGATTCATTGTAGTTATAATGAAAAAGGTAATAACAGAAAACAAATATTAACTTATGATGGTAAAAAATTTGAAAATAATTTACCAGATATGGAATGGAAAGATGGTAAGGTGGTAGAGTAATGGCAAGAGATTATAAATCAGAATATAATAATTATCACTCATCATCTAAACAAAAAAAAGATAGAGCTGGTAGGAATACTGCTAGACGAAGAATGAAAAAAAAATATGGTAATAGTATATTGGGTCGAGACGTAGATCATAAAGATAGAAACCCTAGAAATAATAGTGCAGGTAATTTAAGAGTACAAAATAAATCATCTAACAGATCAAGGAACGGATAATTATGTGGTTAAATTTATTAGG